CACTAGCCCACAGCCACATCAAGTCGTACTGGGCGTTGTGCATAATGAGTAAGGTAGTCTCGTCTAACGCTTGCTGTACTAACTTATAGTTAGCACCACTAGTATCTTTATATTCGTTATGATCGAAAGTAAGCATGTACCGTTCCGTAGGTATGTCTACGTTCTTAAACCCTACCTGTACTAGAGAGTTGGTAGGCTCAAAAGGATCTAAGTGTTTCTTACCACCTCGTTTAGTTACTGTGTTCTCTACATCTAATACTAATCTCATTAGCTACACCAAGTACTGACTGCGTTCACCATCTAAGTTACAATGAATAGTGCCATGCCATCCACCCGTTAACTTATTCTTAGCTACTACTAAATGTCTTTGTTTGTCTTCTTCTTCTGATTCATCCGTTATAGGGTTACGAGCTAGAAGCACTATCAAGTCAGCTTCAGCGGCTTTACCTGTACGACTACCCTCTAACATAGATTGATCAACACGCACCCTACCTTCAGCTTCAGCGGATAGCTGAGACATCCATATGACTGCACAGTTGTATTGTTTAGCTATATTACGCGCATAGATAGCCGCTTCCTTTAGATATACATCAGACTTATCTGAAGTCTTTAAGGCAAACTTATCACCCATATCTAGTATAACTATATCTGGTCTATCTTGTTTAACTATAGCTTCAACCCAAGCTAAGTCCTTACCCATGCTATCTTTAATCTTTATGTTTTTATGTACGGGACTGTATCGAGATGCCGCCAATGCACGGTTATCTCTAATCTCTTTTAGTGACATACTAGAAGCCGCACACAAGTATCTACCACCCACCCTATCGTACATCTCTTCGTTACATAACACGATACACTTAGCACCTTGATGAGCAAAACCGTTAGGCGAAGCTACTACTGATGCATGGAAGGATGTCTTACCTGTGTTAGGTCTAGCTCCTACAATTATGAAGTGTCCACCTGATATACCTTCTACCTTACGCTTTAAGCTAGGTATGTTAAACTTCCATTGTGATTGTACCTCAGAAGCTTTAAGCAAAGTATCGAAAGATATATCATCCCACTCAATCTTTAAGTTAGGTGTAAAGTCATCTTGATATGCATCTAATAACTTACGCATAGGCTCTAATGAATTAACTGTACCATTAACGTAATCAAAGCCTAAGTTAGCTACCTCTTCACCTACAACCTGCTGAAACAACTTAGATAACACTTCTTCAGCTATGTTATCGTGCATAGGCTGTTCTTTAGTTAAAGCACTAAATAAGGTCTTATACATCTCTTTATTTGTAGTAGTCATTGTTTGGTTAGAAGCTAAGAACAAAGCCTCTAAGTCTGATGTAGTTAGATTAGTGTTATACTCTTGCATAGCGATATCTAATGCTTGTTTAATCTTACGGGTATCTTTAGTGAAAATCTTATCTGGGCAACGTATACCTTTATGTCTTTCGTAAAACTCTTTGTTCATCAGCGTTTTGATGAGAGCTAATTCCATCATCTAACGGCTTCCAGTTCTTTTAATCTTTTCTTAGCTGATTTAATGGAATCCTTTACCATCATAGCTATGTTACTACAGGCGTTCCATCCATCTTTAGGTTCATTCTTTAGTAAATCTTCTAGTGTTTCTATCTCACCTTTAACATTTTCTATCTCACCACATATACTCACTGTATTATCCTTTCTAATTTAGTTATGTCTTCTTCTACTTTATACTTTACATCATCTTCTAGCCGTAAGGCTATAGTGTTTAAATCTGTCCAAGCCTCTATCTCTCGTTTGTACGTCAAGGTCTTGTGTGCAGCATCAGGGTCTAACGCTACCACTACCTTAGAATAGTTTTGTATGTGTTGCATTTGTGCCTCACCTAATGATGTACCTAAGATAGCTAGGCCTGTTGTTCTAGGAAAGAGTTGTGCAACAGTTATAGCACTAATAACATCCTCAACTACTACTACTGTACCATTAGTATTACCTAATATCCGTGTGAAAACAGATGCTTCTCCTGTATACCTAAACCATTTAGGCTTGGAACCATCTAAAGAACGTCCCGTAGCATCCATTAGTCTGTTGTTTTCTTTTATTAAGAACACAGCACGACGATCCTTAACGTCATACATTAGGTCTTCTGTATAAAGGCTCCATTTCCTTATGAAATTTTGCATTAGAGTGTGTTCGTGTGTTGGTTTAACTAAGTATTCAGGTACTATCATGCGTTCTAAGTCTATAGGTTTTTCTTTAATGTAGCCTTGCATTTTAGATTTAATCTCATCAGCAGTTAGACCTATCCCGTATGCACCTCTAACTGTACAAGTAAGTTTAAAGCAATGGTAAACTAATACACCGTTATCCTTCCACACGGTGAAGGTATTTCTGGCTCTGCATTGAGGGCAATCCATGCGTAGGCGTTGCCCCTCAGCTACTGTTAAAGTATCTAAGTAAGATTTAATGTTCACTCTTTACTTACCTTTCTTTGGTTTAATGCTGTTGATGCCCCACTAAAAGTATTGACTAAGTAAGGTGATACACTCTGTGGGCTATTGTGTCCTGAGACTTGCATTATACCTGTAATGTCTACACCTGCCTCAACCATCTCAGTTATAGCTGTACGCCTTAGATCCATGATCCATAGTTCTTTAGGTAGACCTGCTTCCTCTTTTACTTGATTAGCTAAAGCAGACACTTCAGACATACTATAAACAGAATAACTTCCGTTCTTAGGGTACACACGGGGTGCTACATAATCAGAGATACCTTTGACGTACTCGTATTGCTCTTTAAGCTTCTTAAATAAGTCATCACTTATAGGTAAGTGAACAACAGCTCTTCTTTTACTTTGTTCTAAATCTAACCTTTGCTCATCAAAGTTTATGTTGTCCCACTTTAAGTTACGCATATCTCCTGCGCGTTGACCCCACTCGTATGCCATGTAAGCTATCAAACCTATAGCTTTCCATCTGTATTGGCTAAAGGCTGTATCTAAAAATAGCTTTACTTGGTTCTCCGTCCACTTAACTTTACGGGGTTTGTCTGGTGTACCTCTTATGAGGCTCATAGGATTAGACACCATAGCTTCGTGCCTTATAGCTGTATTAAAAACTATACTCATACAGGTACGGTGGTAGTTAGCTTGTCTGACCCCTAAGGTAGTTATCCAGGTATCGTAAAGATGTGTAGCGTGTTTAAACCTGACATCTTTTAGCTTTACACCACCAAACAATTTATTGTTTTGAACAGATGTACTGCAAGCCCTAATCATAGTACTGTAATAATCTTTTTGACTTCTGCCTGATACCTTAAGATAGGCAGGGGTATTAAAGTAAAACTCACACGCCTGTCTAACTGTTGAACATTCTGATATAACTAACTTCTTTCGTTTCATTTATTTATAACCCAGTGTGACCAAGCGAGCGAACAAAAGTCTTTTCCCATAAACGCATCAATAAGTCTACATTTATTTCTTGTCATCTTTCTTCGTAGTGCGTGTTGTCTTACTGCGTATGCTGTTATCTTCTTTCGCATCTTCTTTGTCAGTAACATTAATCTTTTCCTTTTCGTTAAGTTGAGTTAAATCGGATGATGCCCAGTCATCTACTGGGTCACCGTCCTCACCGTCATTATCTGTTGCACTAATCATGTTAAAAGTTAAATCCTAATCCTAAGCTAGCTATGATAGCCATTAAAATAAATGCAAATATGTATCCTAATATAAGTTTAACTATCTTCACCTAATTTATCTCCATTTATCTCAAAGTTAATAGTTCTTATGCCCTCTATTTTACCTACCTCTAGGTAATCAAAGGGACAAGTCTTTAGCCAAGCTTGTAACTGCTCCTCTTCAGTCATAAGATTCCACTCAGCTTGCGTATTGCCATGCAACGACTTTACGGGGTGTGTGCTGCTTACTATTATTCTTCTCATTTATCTAGTCTCTCTTCTAATGATTTAATTAACGCTTTCATCTCGTTAGCTCGACCTAAAAGATTAGGTCTAGATTTCATTCCTGCGTCGATGCAAATTAATTCTGCTACACGTTTTAGTCGTATAACTAATGCATTTATTTCATCATCCATATCAATGTACCTCCTTTAACTCTTTTAGTTTTTCAAAGACACGTCTAAGGGCTTCTCTTGCCGCTCCTGCTTGCTCAAAGGCTGTCTTAAGG